CGTGGCTCCGGTAGGTCCCGTGGCTCCGGTAGGTCCCGTGGCTCCTGTAGGTCCTGTGGCTCCCGTAGGTCCTGTGGCTCCGGTAGGTCCTGTGGCTCCCGTAGGTCCTGTGGCTCCGGTAGGCCCTGTGGCTCCGGTAGTTCCAACCCCCGCGGCTCCTGTAGGCCCCGTGGCTCCGTTTCCAGGGACTGACCATGTAATTCCCGTTCCAGACCCGTTAACGGCAAGGACATAACCTGGAGTTGCGCTCGCTCCTGGAATAGTTATATTTGATGTAAAGAGGCTCGTTACATTGGCGGCTCCCAGAACATAAAGGTTTGCTCCATTGGGAGGGGCGGCTAATGTTCCTATAGAGACGCCATTTGCCCATGCAATATTTCCAAGTACAGAAGTCCATTGTGAGCTTGTAATTGCCACGTTTGTGGCTGCCTGTACCCTTCCCCACTGGTCGACAGTGACCCGTGCCACGTTGGCACTTGAACCATAAGTCCCACTTGAACCGATTGTCGGAAAGACTGAAGTTGACAAGGTCCCCAAGGTGACATTAGAGGCGTTCAGGGAAGACAAGGCCGATCCATCTCCCACAAATGTGAGGACTCCTGTCGTCACATAGATTGGTGAGGCAGATATTCTAGGAGGACATCCCCAGCCTCTACCGTTTCCTACAGAGTCCTGCATCTACTATCTCTTTTTAAAAAAAGAAATGACTTTAGTAGTAATGTGCGATGATTGTCCTATATGCATGTGTCCTCTTGAAGGGACGCTAGCAACCTTGGGGTGTTGTAAGAATGTCCTTCATGTTGAGTGCCTCGTCAAATGCATGAAGCAGAAGCTTGATTGCCCCCTGTGCAGGGCCAGACACGAGAACCTGCGATTCGTCCAGGATGTGGAGAGTCAGGTTCTGGTTCCTGTGGATGTTCAATTGAGAAACAAAGATTTATTTTTAAATATTTTTATTTTTAGTTTTGTAGTAACTATCGTCACGCTTTCGGTTTGTCGCTGAATACTGGGAGCAAGGCTCCACTCGGATCTGTCGCTTGGACCCACCGGGGCATCCACTTGTAGGGAACCAAGTGGTCCAGGGATCCTTTGAAGTGAGAACTAAAAATGTCATGGTACTTTCCCTCGCCGTGCTTCCTCAGGGCATCAGCCCATCCGTATCCTACTGCATCACTCATACCGTTCTTCTGGCGCCAGGCAATCTCACGGGGCATCAAGTCCTCAAACGCCTTGCGCAAGAGGTACTTTTCGCAGCCGTCCCGGGGCATCTTCATCTCCGTGCTGAAACCATCCATCACGTAGTCTATCACATCACGGTCAAAGAAAGGGACCCGAAGCTCCAGGCCGTGTGCAGCCGTCGTACGGTCGGCTCGCAACACATCAAACATATGCACATCCTGAACCAGACGATTCGTCTCAGTCCGAAATTTATTCACGCTCGGAGCCGAATGAAAGTATAGATAGCCTCCAAAGAGTTCGTCAGAGCCCTCCCCGCTCAGGATGACCCGAATATCCGTATTCTCTTTGATATACTTGCTCAAGAGATACATGGGTACAGAGGCGCGGATGGTTGTCGTATCATAAGTTTCCAGGTGCCAGATGACCTCTTTGAGTGCCGCGAGACCCTCCTCAACGGTGAAGAGAACCTCTGTATGGTCGGAATCTAGGAACGTCGCCATCTCACGCGCGGCCAGCAGGTCAGGGGCTCCTTCAAGTCCGATTGAAAATGTCTTGATCTTGCCAAGTTTCTTGGCTCCTAGAGCTGCCACAATCGACGAGTCAAGCCCTCCACTCAGGAAGAATCCCACGGGTCGGCCCGCATGGACCCGTAGGTCTACCGCCTCTGTCAAGAGGTCCCGAATATGAGACTGCACAAAGGCTTCATCGGAGTCCTCACGGGGAGAAGGCCAGTAATTTGGAGACCAGCAAATAAACTTGTCTAGTCGAGAATCGTACAAGTGACCGGGAGGAAAGATGTCTATCCGCCTCTGAAAGTGGATGAGGGCCTTGGCCTCAGATGCGAAAGCGACTCCCTTGGCGTGGCGGCAGTAGAACAAGGGGCGGACACCTACAGAATCGCGAGCGGCCCATGTGTCCACACCATCCGTGTATACAAAAGCAAAATCACCACGGAACAGCTCGCAGGCCCGAGGAAGTCCGTACTCCTCGATAACTGGCAGAATCACCTCGCAGTCGGAGAGTCCCTCAAATCCGCCAAGTTCAAGATGATTGTAGATTTCTGCGTTGGCCACAATCCACTTGCCGTTGTGTTCGATGGGCTGAAGACCCTCTAGACCGCCGTTGATGGCTAGGCGCCAGATGACCATCCCGTCCATGTTTACATATTGGTCAGGGCCACGGTGCTTGAGGATATTCTCGGGGGGCTTTGTGCCAGCGGTACACATGTAGATCCCGCACATTGTTTAGTAGGCGTGTTTTGACTTTAAGGTTGAAAATGCGTATAATACATGGCGAACCTTAGAATGCTCGATCTGTTTGCTGGAACAGGTGCTTTCACTTACTCGTTCGAGCAGACTGGGCGGGTCACGTGCGTATTTGCAAATGATATGGTCCCAGCTTCAAAAGAGATTTATGATGCAAATTTCAGTCACAAGCTTACACTCAAGGATCTCAATACCATTCCCGTTGAAGAGTTCCCCCCGCACGATATCCTGACGGGCGGGTTTCCGTGTCAGCCTTTTAGCATCGCCGGCCAACAGGAAGGATTCAATGATGCCCGCTCAAATGTTTTTTGGAAAATTCTTGAAATTATTGATTATCGAAATCCACGATGTGTTGTTCTCGAAAACGTCAAGAATTTGGTCAGCCATGACGAGGGTCGGACCTTTGCGATCATCAAAGATAACCTGACGAGACGTGGCTATCGAGTCATCACCAAGGTTCTGAACACGGCCAATATCACGGGCATCCCTCAGCATCGCGAGCGCATCTATATCGTGTGCCTCAAGGACGACTTTGAATTTAACTTGGACTTTCCTAATATTCCTAAGAGGGAGCTATCGACTATGTTTCTAGACAATGTACCAAATAAGTACTATTACACGAACGCATCTTCTACTTGGCCTCTTGTGTCCGAGGCGGTCACCAAGCGCGATACCATCTATCAGTATCGGCGTGTCTATGTACGTGAGAACAAGAGCAACGAGTGTCCGACTCTCACGGCGAATATGGGTGCGGGTGGGCACAATGTTCCGATCATCCGGGACGCGCAGGGTATCCGCAAGCTAACTCCACGCGAGTGCTTCAATTTCCAGGGGTTTCCTCCGGACTACAAGCTTCCAGACCTGGCTGACTCTCATCTGTACAAGCTGGCAGGGAACGCAGTGTCGGTTCCGGTGGTGAAGCTGATCGCCGACAGACTGGTGCCTTTACTGGTTTGAAGATGTCCTCAAAACTCCCTTCGAATATCTTAGTTGTGTAATCCTTGATCTGAGGGTACAAGGAATCCCATGTGATGCGCGGGCGCCGACCCTGCTCGTTCTGATCTTCGGCCGTCTGCGTCTTGCTCATCTTGATAGCCTTCCACTCTGCAGAAGCGTTCGAGAGCGGAACCCTCCACAGGACAAAGCGGTCCTCGAGCCATTTTCTAGCATCCAGAAAGTATATAACATCCCATTTTTCGTTTGGTCCAAATGAGGGCGGACCATCGGACGTAAAGCACTTGACCTCTTGCGTCTTTTCGACGCAAGAGGTGAGGTCTCCCGCCTTTCCTTTGATAGCCTTGGTCCACTGTGATGTCACGTCGCCAACATGAAAACGTATGATAAACTTGGAGATATTCTCGCTTATATCCTCTGGCATATTGGCCAGACGAATATCTAGGCCGGTTCTGGCCTTTATTTCCTTGCGTTTCAGTACATAATCTTTATGTACTGAAAGGCACTCTCTGAGAACACTCTCTGTGTAATCATCGACCGGAGGGGGCTTGTCGGCCTGCTTGCGGTGCTTCTTACAGAAGACGTCATCCTTCTGATGCTTGCTTGTGCATTGTAGACCTTTGGCCGTAATTCCTTGGCACATGCAAGGCTCCATTATTTTTTGGACACTAGGGTCTCCATGCCAAGACCCTAGGCACAAAACCCTTTTCATGGCAGTAGCCCACGCGTCTTTAGATATTCTCCTAAACGCTTTGGTGGCTCGACCCACAGTTCACGCCACTGGTCAATAAGGCTTGTTCCTTGAGGAATTAGACTCAAATTGTACAAAAGGAAAACAATCAAAGATCCCTGGATATCTATGGGTGCCTTGCGCACGAGCCATGCTGCCAAACCGTGAGTCACAAGAAGAAAAGCCGCAACTCCAGGGTCCATCCACTTGCGCATCAACAAACGCACGATCCCTGCAACAATTATAAACAAAAAATTTAAAAATAAAATTAATTTTGGACTTGGAACGGGAAGGCCTGCAGCCCACAGAAGCCCTAGGCCATATCCCCAGTATGAAAACAGCTGATACCAACGTGCCATCTACTAATATGTACGGGTATAATAATGTCCTGTCCGTACAAAAATATCTTTGGGGCGCCCGGAACGGGTGTCCATCGGTGGCGGATCCCTATTCTCAACATCGCCCTTGTCGACACGGCCATGACGGTCCTCTTGGCTTTTGGAATTTTTAAAACATTTAATTTTAAAAGTTTTTGGTTTGTCATGCTCTGGACCTTCATCGTGGGTGAGATTTTCCACTGGCTCGCATGTACTCGGAGTCAAGTTATAAAGTTTTTGGGATTGTAAAAGACAATGCGGACTTGTCCCAAGGAACAAAGTGATGTCTTTCTCAAGACGAGTTTACTCACGTTATTAACCACCGTCGCGGCCGCATGGAAAGGGGACATGAAGGGCTCTTTGTGTTCATTGGCAATTGTTGGAACTTCCCTAAACTATTGGAGATATCCTTTGTATGGATTCAGGCGAAACATGGATATAGCAACGGTTTCGTCGTGTAGCGTTCTAAACACCTACACATCTTTTTACTCTTCGAACCAATTGTATTTTTTGATTCTGACCCAATTAGCAATTATGTGTTACATTGTAAATAGATATTATCAAACTATCGTACTTCACTGTCTGGTTCACATTCTAGGCAACATGGCAAATGTTATAATGTATCAAAAAATAAACTTTGTAAAACTTAATGGTTAATGTCATAGTTATACCTGCTTTGACAGTTGCGGCCCTTACGGCTCTTCAGGTCGTGATACAGAAACACGCCGTCAAGAATCTTAGCCACCACATGATTTTAGTAATTTCTTCAGTAATCTACTTTGCACTTACACTTCTGTATATAGGGTGGCATGGCGAACGCCTAAGCACAGAGATGCGAAGTCTGGCCGTGCCAGTGGTCTTGGCCATATTGGTCGCAACCGCATTTGGCTTTTTGGCCAACATTCTTTATTTTAGTCTTATTCACCACGGAGAAATCTCAGTCATAACTGCCCTGACTTCAACAGTTCCCGTTTTTGTAGCAGCCTTGGCGGTCCTTATCCTGAAAGAGAGCATTGGGCTCAAACAGATTGCGGGGATTGGAGCTGTTGTCGGTGGGACAATTTTGTTGTCTTAGAGTAAATGTCGCTGAACAACAAGATTATCTAAGGGTCCCTAGGCTAAGGGCCAACTCGGGCAAAGAGCTCACCTGCGGACACCAGAGGCGCACATCCTTGCGTTCGGTGAAGTGGATCGGGCGCCAGTTCGGAAAGGCGCGCACGGCCCCAAGGTTCTTAAGAGAGTCGTCTACATAGTAATAAGAATCACAGGCCGAGTCAAACTCTTTGTAAAAAGACAGGTCTGGCTTGAAGTTGGCCACAGAAGTGTCAGGTCCTGGGCACCGAATCCTGACTTGGTCATTGATGGCGAGTGCGACTGGCCGAACCCACTGATAAGGCGCGTTTGAAAACAGAGTCACGGGCCATCCACGCTCAGACAGAGAGTGGACCGTTTCGGCATCGAGCCGAAACTCATTAGATCCGATAACATCCATTAGATGGGTCATCAGACTCTTGTCATAGACGAAATCGTTAAAATCCGAAGCGTCTATGCCAAACGCACTCTTTAGACCCCTGGCCGTGTGTCCGTGCGACAAGTACAAGACTTTGTTCGTCTCTTCAGGGTCAGGACAATCTGGTAACTTTTTCGCGACATAACGCACTGCATTATGCTTGACGTGTTCAAGAAGGGGTTTATTGCGCAACAAAACACCATCAACATCTAGAAGAAGACACCTAGACATCCTAATTATCTAGCCATATAATGTCCCTCTTAAGTCCCATTTTCCAGCAGTAATAAAAACAATCAAAATTGCATTTACTTTCATAATTCTCGGGAACTTCCCCGTTGACCAATTTCACAAACTGGATGCGCTTTCGCGGGATGATGATCTGGATAGGGTCTTCGGTCTTGGCGAATAGTGAGCGCATGTACTGCGTGCAGATCTTTGGACTTGGCATGATGAGCATGAAGGGCTTGCCGATTTCGACCAGGCGCTTGAGAACGTCTGGGACCATAGTGAATGGAGGATTACTCACTATAATGTCTCCCTTGTTGGTCTGAAAAAAGTCCTCGTCCTCGTGGATAACCTGAAAGCCAATCTCTCGCAGAATCTGGCCCGAACGCCCATCGCCATAAAAAGGTTCCCAGATGACCTTGTCTTTTGGAATCAGGTGCTTAACAGCCTCCCACGCCGTCTTGGGTGTCATGTAGTCATCGTGCTTCGTGAAAGTCTTGGTGTGGAAGCCGGCCATCTATGTAATAGTATTTTCTCCTTTCTAAGGGGCGTATCTCCATTTGAAACCTCCAGATGTTTGAATAATACCCCTACAACATTTACTTATTCCTTTGTGTAAAATTTTAGTTTCTAAACGAGCATCAGTAATACTTGGAAAAGTTTTTATAAGTTTTTCATCAAGGGAATATTGTTCAACAGCCTTATTATTTTTGGAAGTTAATTTTCTTTTTCCAATCTCAGAAATACTTATTTTCTTTTTAGTTTCATCACTCATAATTCTCCCTTTTCTCGATTTAGACATTGATAGTTTCGCTTGCTCGGAAAGAGGTCTACCTGTATGATGGTCACTAATCTTTTGTCTTGTTTCTTGTGTAACAGATCGTCCTTTATTTGATTCGCTTATTTTTAATTTAGTCTCGTCTGTGTGTTTTTTACCTTTCATTTTTATTCTCGTCTTTTCACGTGTTTCAGGATGCCGCGTCCTTCCGGTTGTTCCTCCTGTTTCAAGATTATACCCATTGGGAGAAAGTGTATTTCTTTCTTTTATTTCAAAAATCTCTTTTTCATTCAATAATTCTTTTAAATTTTCGCATTTAGTAATTTCTAAAAGTGTTGAAAACTCAAAATTATTAATTCCATATTTTTCAAATGCATGTGCTAGACATCCATGAGGGCGAGACTTGTGTTGAGTCCATCTCTTGGATACTTTGTCTAGAACAGTCTGCCCTACGTAACATTTGTTATTTATCTTGTTTCTAATGAGATATATCCATCCCATCCTTGTATTGAATGAGATTATAACTCTATTTAGAGACGAGAGTAACTTGTATTGTAGATGTCCACATTGAATGTACAACGCCTTGTCGCTCATGCAAATATTCCAGTCCGTTCCACCCCCGGAGCGGTTGGTTATGACCTATTCAGTATTGACAACTATGTCGTCTTGCCTGGCCATCGCGTCGTTGTCGCGACAGGAATTAGCGTCCAGCTCCCACAGGGAACTTATGGACGTATTGCACCTCGCTCTGGACTTGCCGTAAAGCACGGTCTGGACACACTGGCTGGAGTCATCGACCCAGATTATCAGGGTGAGATTAAGGTGGTCCTGCAGAACCTCGACACCCGCCAGCCCTTTGTGATTCGCCCTGGTTACCGGATCGCCCAGCTCATCCTTGAGTCGTGCGTGACCCCTGATGTTGTCGAGGTGGCCAACGAGAACCTGGTGCCGACTGAGCGCGGCGACGGGGGCTTTGGTTCCACTGGGGCTTAGAGCCAAGAAACTCTAAAAAATAAACAAAATGGTAACTTTCCAAGCAGTGGCCTGGGAAGGTTACGATGATGAAGAAGGCCAGTACATCGTACGGGCTTATGGTCGGACCGAAGACGGCAAATCAGTGGCTGCCAGCACCGTCTTCGAACCGTACTTTTTTGTAAAAATGGGCTCCAGGATACCCGAAGTTCGTGGAGCCAAGATTCAATACGTGAACGCCAAGGACCTTTGGGGATTCCAAAACGGCGCTCAGTCACGTTTCGCCAAACTGACCTTTCAGACATTCAAAGATTTCAAGATTGGAATGTATACTCTTCAGCGTGAAAAGTGGAAGATTTACGAGGCGAACCTTGACCCTGTCCTGCGCTTCATGCACGTCTCAGGCTGTACCAGCACGGGTTGGATTCAGGTTTCTGAAGACATGGATGATCCTGATACTCGTTGTGATGTTAACCTGCGCGGGACCCTGAGCCCTGTCCTAGGCAAGGACTCGATTGCTCCCCTGAAAGTGATGTCATTTGATATAGAGTGTTACTCGAGTACAGGCAATTTTCCGGACCCTAAGATTCCGGGCGACTGTGTATTCCAGATTGGTATGACGACCCGGGACTTTGGCCAGGAGATCAGTGAGCGCAAGTGCCTATGCCTCAAGCAGACTGATGGTCCGGACTGTGAGTCATTTAAGACTGAGAAGGAACTCCTCGAGGCTTTCGGAAAGTACTTGGCGCACGTCGATCCAGACATCATCACGGGATGGAACATATTCGGGTTTGACCTTGAGTTTCTCTTTGTTCGTGCGAGCCGACTAGGCGTTGAGACGCTCTGGGGTCGCCGCACAGACTTGCCATCAGAACTCGTCGTGAAGCACCTTGCCTCTAGTGCTCTAGGTAGCAACGAGCTCAAGATGGTCCCTATGGTTGGCCGATACGTCTTTGACCTTTTCCAGGATATCAAGCGCGAGCACAAGCTTGAGTCCTATTCACTTAACTCCTGTGCCAAGCACTTCCTAAATGACCAGAAGATGGATATGCCGGTCAAGGAGATCTTTTCTCGTTTTCTCGAGGGAGACCCCGTACGTCTTGGTGAGGTGGCCGAGTACTGCATCAAGGATACGGTCCTGCCTCACAAGATTATGGCAAAGGTTTGCCAGCTCCAGAACCAGATAGAGATGGCCAAGGCGTGCTGGGTTCCTCTGAGCTATCTAAGTGAACGAGGTCAGCAGATTAAAGTCTTCAGTCAGATGGCCTACAAGGCCCGACAGCTCGGATTTCTTATACCGACGATTCGCAGGCCCGAAGGTCCTGTGGATGGCTATGAGGGCGCGACGGTTCTGGAGGCTCAGACCGGGGCGTACTATACGCCCATTACGGCCCTGGATTTCGCCTCTCTGTATCCGAGTATAATGGTCGCACACAATCTGTGTTACTCGACTCTCGTGATGGACAAGCGTTATGCGAACCTGCCAGGAGTCACCTACGAGACGTACGGAGAGCACACTTTTGCGCAGACGGATGCCGATGGAAAGCCCATCATCTCGCTCCTCCCCGCCATCCTCACGGACCTCAAGGCCTTCCGTAAAAAGGCCAAGAAGCTGATGGCTCAGGCGGAAGGCACACCGATGGAGGCGGTCTACAACGGTCAGCAACTCGCTTACAAGATCAGCATGAATTCCATTTACGGGTTCACGGGTGCCGGCAAGGGGATGCTCCCTTTGGTAGCCATCGCAAGTACCGTGACGATGCGCGGCCGTCAGATGATTGAGGAGACGAAGAATTATGTCGAGGCGCACTTTCCAGGAGCGAACGTAAGGTATGGTGACTCTGTGATGCCAGAGACTCCTGTTTTAGTAAAAATAAGTGGAGTTATTCAACCTGTTAAAATTGAAAATTTAGCAAGCACGTGGGAAACTTACCCCGGATTTCTCAAAGAGGGAACGGACAAAGATTCTTCAGAGGTTGTGGGCGTAGAAGCATGGACTCACAGAGGTTGGCAACCCGTGAAGCGCGTCATTCGCCACAAGTGCGCCAAGAAAATTTACCGGGTCCTGACTCATACGGGACTCGTTGATGTGACTGAAGACCACTCGCTTTTGGGACCGGGGGTGGAGCTCCTAAAGCCCAAGGAAGTAATGATCGGGCAGAAACTGTTTCACTCTTTTCCGAAAGATATTTCGACAGAATTTAATGGAAAAATATATGTTGATAACGGGGAAAAATTGATGAAGATGTTTGATGGCGAAATTGATCTTATCAAACGTGTAAGACCAAAAGAAATTATATTTGATATGTCTGATTCCGCAGTTACTCTACAACAAAAGTTTCCAAAACACACTATTCACGGGATAACAAGTCAGATTGAAGCGCACATGATATATACCCGTTTGTCTCAGCTTGGATTCAAAAACATATCTTTGAACTTTTATGGAGGGATTCAAATAATATTTTCAAGTCGCAAGTCTGTACTAGACCCGACTGCCATCAAGAAGATCTCGGTCCTTCATGAATCATGGGATGGGTATGTCTATGATCTGGAGACAGAGGCTGGTACTTTTCAGGCAGGTGTTGGTCAGATGATAGTGAAGAACACTGACTCAGTAATGGTTGAGTTTGATGTTCAAGGTCGCACGGGCCAAGACGCTATCGACTACTCGTGGCAGCAGGGGCTTTTGGCCGCTGAGCAATGCACAAAACTCTTCAAGGCTCCGAACGACCTGGAACTTGAAAAAGTCTATTGTCCTTACTTTCTGTACAGCAAGAAGCGCTACGCCGCCAAGATGTGGGAAGGCAAGACACGCCCGGATGGTTCGACAGTCGTAGCATTCAAAAAGGTTGACATCAAAGGCCTGCAAGTTGTCCGCAGGGACAGTTGTCCTTTTGTCCGGGAGACGCTCAAAAAGCTTCTGGATATGATGCTTGAAAGTAGCGACCCGAGGCCAGTCATCACATTTGCCCGGCAGGCTTCTGCAGAGTTGGCCGGGGGCAAGGTGCCGATCGAGAAACTATTGATGAGCAAACAGCTTGGACAGGCATACAAGGTTCCTATGCCTCACGTAGCTGTACGGGACAAGATTCGGTCCAGGGCTCCGGGTTCCGAACCCCAGCAGGGTGATCGCGTCCCTTTTGTCGTTGTGGCTGGCCCAGGAAAGCTCTTCGAAAAGTCCGAGGATCCTACGTGGGTCAGGGAAAAGGGGGTCCCTTT